TTCATGGTGATTTACTTGAAACAGAATTACCTAAATGTGATATCTATTTACATGAATGGTTAACATCAGAGTTGTGGAATGAAAAGAGATTCCTTAAAAACTTCTATGAAGAAGGAGATAAAGAACTCGAAGTTGGTCACATACTTGATTTAGTAGAGTATGCAACGAAACATGACTTTATAGATAAACTATATCCAAATAAAGTAGAACTATCGGTCATCAGAGGGGAATCGATTGGGTGTCCAGAAGATATAGGTTATGATAAACACTCTAAATATTCCAAAGAGTTTTTACAGGATTATTATCCTGATATAAAGGAAAATCACATATACAAGAATAGTATAGAACATAAAAGAGTATTTTTGAGAGGAGATTTAAAGAGTTTGAAACACTATAGAACAACTGATTATTTGGGTTGGAGTTTCTCATTCGATGGTAAATATGAAATATCAAATCATTTGCCTATATCTCATTGGGGTTTAAGACATGGTACAACCTAAAAACGAGGGTTACTTAGGTAACACTTTAGTCAAAAGGTCAGGTATTGAAACTAAGTATACCGACCAGGAAATGCAGGAGTATGTGAAATGTTCACAAGACCCTTGTCATTTTATTGAGAACTATACACAAATTATATCACTAGATGAGGGTATGGTACCCTTTAAACTTCGTGGGTACCAAGACAAACTCATCGAACACTACAACTCAAATCGTTTTAATATCGTTCTTGCATCTCGTCAGAGTGGTAAATCAATCACATCTTGTGCGTATCTATTATGGTTTTTACTCTTTAATCCAGAAGTCACTGTTGCTGTTTTGGCAAACAAAGGTGCAATTGCAAGAGAAATGATTGCAAGAATGGTAACCATGTTGGAAAGTGTTCCCTTTTTCCTACAACCTGGAGTAAAAATACTTAACAAGGGGTCCATAGAATTTGCAAACGACTCAAAAGTAGTCGCTGCGGCAACTTCCAGTTCCAGTATCCGTGGATTGTCTATCAACCTCTTGTATCTTGACGAGTTTGCTTTCGTAGACGATGCAGAGACATTCTATACTGCAACATATCCTGTTGTCACATCTGGTAAAGATTCTAAAGTTATTATCACATCTACTGCAAATGGTGTGGGTAATATGTTTCATAAGATATACGAAAGTGCTATACATGACCAATCAGAGTATAAATCATTCACTATTGGTTGGCAAGATGTGCCAGGTCGTGATGAAGAGTGGAAGAAACAGACTATTGCAAACACCTCAGAGGCACAGTTTGAACAAGAATATGGCAACAGTTTCTTAGGTACTGGTAATACTCTTATCAATGCAGATACATTATTGGGTATGAGAGCAGTAGATGGCGAATGGAAAAAAGATGGTTTAACAGTATATGATACGCCAAAACAAGACCATAACTATGTTGTAACCGTTGATGTATCACAAGGTAGAGGGTTCGACTATTCTACTTTTAGTATCTTTGATGTGTCTCAAAGACCATTTAAACAGGTTTGTACATACAGAGATAACATGATTAGCCCCATGCTGTTTCCGGATTTAATAAATAAGTACTGTAGTAGATATAATGAAGCACTTGTAATAATAGAAAACAATGCAGAGGGTTCAATGGTCGCTACACAATTGCACTATGACATAGAATATCCAAATGTCTTTGTGCAAGGTATGACACATGCGAAAGACATTGGTATCACAATGTCTAGAAAGATTAAGAGAGTTGGTTGTTCCACTTTAAAGGAACTACTAGAAGAAAACAGACTATCTGTAGTAGATAGAGCAACGATTACAGAACTTATGACATTTGTTAATAAAGGTTCTTCATTCGAGGCAGACAGAGGTTATCATGACGACATGGTAATGAATTGTGTACTCTTTGCGTGGTTTGTAACCACAGAGTTCTTCACACACTTAACAGACACCGCTGTTAAAGATTTATTATATTCTGAACAACAGAAAATGATAGAGGATGACATGTTACCAGCGGGAGTATTTGGGGACCAAGGCGAAGTCGAATCATTTGTTGACGCTAGTGGCGACAGATGGTACTCTAAGGGTTCTTAGATATTATAAATATATAAATAAAAGTGTAAACAACTTTTACAATGTAAAAATACATTAACAGGAGAAAAGTATGGCATTTCAAGTTTCACCAGGCGTTCAGGTCAAAGAGATTGACTTATCGAATGTTGTTCCAGCAGTATCCTCAACAAGAGGTGGATTCGCTGGCGTATTCCAATGGGGACCTGTTGATGAAGTAAAAACAGTTTCAGATGGACAACAACTAGTTGAAGAATTCTACAAACCAGCAGACAATAACGCCTCTGTTGAAGACTTCTACACTGCCGAGTCTTTCTTGAGATATGGTTCTTCATTATCAGTAGTTAGAATTTCTAACACTGGTTTATTCAACGCAAACCAAACAGGAAACTCAGCAACATTATTAAAAAATTCAGACGACTATGTAAACACCTATAAATCAGGTGGGGCAGCAGGTACAGTCGGTAAGTGGGTTGCAAGACACGCTGGGGCTTTAGGTAATTCTATTAAAGTTCACATGTGTGCTTCTTCAAACGCATATTTCAATGACGCTGCTACCGCAGTCAACAATGGGTCAGGCTACGCAATTGGAGCAACATCAGTTGTAGTAGATTCAGGCGCCGCTGTTATAATTGGCGACATCATTAAGTTCGCAAATCACACAACTCATTATCAAGTAGTTGGTATTTCAACAAACACATTGACATTTAAGGCATTAAATCAACCAGAAGGTACTGGTCTTACAAGTGCTGTTGTTGATGATGAATCAGTTGATAGATATTGGGAACATTACGCATTATTCGACAAAGCACCAGGAACATCAGCAGGGGCCACATTAGTTGGCGCAGTAAATGATGAGATTCACCTTGTTGTTGAAGATGAAGATGGTCTATTCACAGGCACTAAAGGCGCTGTGTTAGAGTCATTCTCATTCGTATCACTAGGGTCAGATGCAAAGAATTCTACAGGTAATTCAAACTACTACAAAGATGTAATCGAAAGAGAATCAAAGTATGTTTGGTGGTCAGGTCACTCAACTGCAACAGACTTAACAGTCGCAGAAAACAGAACATTACAGGCTGCAGTCGGTAATGTCTTCACAAGACCTGCTCTTCCTGAAATCTCATCACTAACAGGTGGTGCAGATGGTCGTGCAAACCCAACAGTTGGTCAAAAGACCGATGCATGGGACAAACATTTCTCAGATGCAGAAACAATAGATATGGCTTTCTTAGTCGTTGGGTCAACATCCAGTGACGCTGGGGGTGGTTCAGAGGGTGCTCAAGATACTCTTGCAGACCACAATTCACTAGTAAACAGTGCAATACAGATTGCAGAAAATAGAAAAGACTGTTTAGTAGTTGCATCTCCAAGAAGAGCCTCAGTAGTTGGCGTATCAAGTGAGTCAACACAATCAACAAATGTTAAGGCAGATTACGCATCATGCACATCTAGTTCTTACGCAGTATTCGACAGTGGTTGGACTTATCAATACGAGAAGTACAATGACAAATATTGTTGGGTACCTGCATGTGGACACACTGCTGGAATTATGGCAAGAAGTGACTTACTTCAAGACCCATGGTTCTCGCCTGCTGGGTTCTCAAGAGGACAATACTTAGGTATCACTAAACTTGCTTTCAATCCGAAACAGTCAAGTAGAGATGACCTATATCGTGCAAGAATTAATCCAGTAGTTACCTTCCCAGGACAGGGAACAGTACTATTTGGAGATAAGACTGCATTAACATCACCTTCCGCATTTGATAGAATAAATGTAAGAAGACTATTCATCACTTTAGAAAAGGCAATTTCAACTGCTGCTAAGGCTCAATTGTTTGAATTCAACGATTCATTCACAAGGGCTCAGTTTAGGGCTGCTGTAGAACCTTTCTTAAGAGATGTTAAAAACAGAAGAGGATTAGTAGATTTCTCAGTCGTTTGTGACGAAACAAACAATACAGACGCTGTACAAGATAGAAACGAATTTGTATGT